ACGGGTCTTCAACGTGCCGGTCGAATCAGTCGAGAAGGGTCAGCGCCAGGCCGCCAAGGGCATCAACTTCGCCGTCGTCTACGGGGCTGGGCCGGACAAGGTTGCCTCGATGGCGGGCAGCACGGTCAAGGAGGCGAAGGGATTCCTCAGCGTCCACCAGGACGAGTTCCCTGAGATCTACCGGTTCAAGGAGAACGTCATCAAGGTCTGCCGCACCCGCAGGCCTCCGTACGTCAAGACGCTGCTCGGCCGGAAGCGTCGACTGCCCGCGATCTTCGCTCAGAACCAAGGTGTTCGGGGCCAGGCGGAACGTCAGGCCGTCAACAGCCTGATTCAGGGATCGGCCGCCGACATCATCAAGTTGGCCATGATCCGGCAGAACAACGCGCTCGAAGACGGCATGCGCCTGATCCTGAGCGTGCACGACGAAATCGTCACGCTGGTCCCGGAGGAACTCGCCGAGCGGTGTGCCGAAATCACCAGGGAATCGATGCTCGGAGAAGGCATTCAGCGCCTGGTGAAGGTTCCGATGACGTCCGACATCAAGATCGTTGACCGCTGGAGTGAGGCAAAGTGACCGACACAACCGAGGAGAAGCCCCTCGACCTGCTGCCGCTGATCAAGCGGCGGATGGCGTGGGACGTCGTGCCCTGCCCGGACCAGCCGGACGTCCTGAAGAAGATGGGGCTGCTTCCGGGTAGCGAGCAGGGAAACGATCTGGAGCACAAGACCAGTCACATTCGGCTGAACCAGATCGCACCGATTCAGCACTGGATTTCGGTGATGAGCGGGGCAGCAGGAGAAGCGGCTGCACGCGCTATTCTGGAATCTCACGGAATCGAGGTCGATGAGGGCCTTGAGAACCCCCAAATGCAGCATTACATCAGGGTGGTTTACGCCACGTCCGTCGCGGTCGTAGCCAACCTGTTGGACTACGGAATCATCGAGTTCGGCAAGGGAACGGTGAACATCCAGTGAGTGGTTTCTGGCAGAAGGCACTAGGCGGTGCCGTACCGGCTCCAGCAGCGCCTCAGCCGGTCGTTCACCAGCAGCGGCCGTGGTGGGACACCACCCAGCCTCCGGTCCCTCAGCAGGCCCAGCAGCCTGCGCAGCAGCCGTACCAGCCATCCCCCGAGCCGGAGTACACGACCACCAAGGCCAAGAGCGCTCGTTCGAGTGCTACGTGCCCTGAGTGCGGGTCCGGCAACATCTTCTCTCCGGAAGGGATGCCGAACGCCATGACGCAGTGCTACGAGTGCGGATACAACCCGCGATTCGCTCACAGCACAGCAGGAGCAGGGATCCCTGGCGACAAGAGCAGCCCCGCGCGTCCGGCTCGGCAGGTCTCCACGGCGAACAACTTCAACCCTCAGACAATCGTCGGCCGAGTCGGTCCGAAGTAATCCTTCGTAAGCACTAATTCACCCGTTCCAATTACCTTAGGTGAGGTATGCCTTGAGCACTGCCATGTCCCCATTCGCCGATACGATCATGCGCCAGAAGTACCTTCATGAGGGTGAGGAATCCTGGAGCGATATCGCGGAGCGGGTGGTCACCAACGTCGTCGGCCCGTACTTCCCGGAGTTCGTTCAGCCCCTCACCGAGGCCATCGCGAACCGCGAGTTCATGCCCGGAGGCCGGTACCTGTACGCCACCGGCAAGCCGTTCCACCAGACGCAGAACTGTCTGCTGCTGACCGTGGAGGACAGCCGGGAGTCGATCGCTGATCTGTTCCAGCGGGTCGGCAGCGGCCTGATGACCGGAGCCGGGATCGGCATCGTCTGGAGCAAGTTGCGCGAGGAGGGTGCACTCGTACGGGGCATGGGCGGGACAAGCACCGGCCCGATCGCGTTCATGAAGGCCGTCAACGAGATCGGCCGCAACATCATGCAGGGAGGCTCCCGGCGCTCGGCGATCTGGGCAGGCCTGCACTGGAACCACCCCGACGTCTTCTCGTTCATGGCGGTCAAGGACTGGGACGAGAAGACCGTCGAGGCCAAGGCCGCAGACTTCAACGCGGCAGCCCCGATGGACATGACCAACATCTCGGTCATCCTGGACGACGACTTCTTCGAGGCCTACGAGGACGAGAACCACGCCGACCACGACCTGGCGCACAAGGTGTACTGGACGGCCGTCGAGAAGATGGTCACGACCGGCGAGCCAGGCTTCTCCGTGGACGTCGGCGAGAACGCGGGTGAGCACCTCCGCAACGCCTGCACCGAGGTCACCAGCCGGGACGACAACGACATCTGCAACCTCGGCTCGATCAACCTCGCCCGCGTGGCCGACATCCAGCGCTTCAGCGAACTGGTGAAGTTGGGCACCGCGTTCCTGCTCTGCGGCACGCTGTACTCCAAGGTTCCGTACCAGCAGGTCGCCGACACCCGGACCAAGAACCGTCGGCTCGGGCTGGGGCTGATGGGCATCTACGAGTGGCTGGTCAAGCGTGGCTACGCGTACGAGCAGAACGACGAACTCGGCACTTGGCTGGACGTCTACACCGACAGCACCTACTGGGCCTGGAAGTTCGCCGACCAACTCGGGGTCTCGCGTCCGATCAAGACTCGTGCCATCGCCCCGACCGGCACCATCGGCATCCTGGCCGAGACCACGACCGGCATCGAGCCGCTCTTCGCCACCGCGTACAAGCGCCGGTACCTCAAGGGCAACAAGTGGCACTTCCAGTACGTCATCGACGCCACCGCTCAGCGGCTGGTCGACCAGGGCATCGACCCGGAGAAGTTGGAGACGGCCTACGAACTCGCCAAGGACCCCGGCCGTCGGCTTGCGTTCCAGGTCTGGGTGCAGCAGTACGTCGACCACGGCATCTCCAGCACCCTGAACCTTCCGGCCGTCGACCAGCAGACGTTCACCGCAACCGAGTTCGGCGAGACCCTGATGCGGCATCTGCCGGGACTGCGTGGCGTGACGGTGTACCCGGACGGTGCTCGTGGCGGACAGCCTCTCAACGTCGTGCCGTACAGCGAGGCGGCCGGTTGGGAGGGCCTGGAGTACGAAGAGGTCGGCAACGGCCAGGCCTGCGTGTCGGGGGTGTGCGGTGTCTGATCGACTGCACTTCGTGAAGTTCGGCGCAGCGTGGTGCGGCCCCTGCGCCCAGATGGCACCGGTCCTGAACAAGATCGCCGAGGACAATCCCGATCTCGTCGTGATGGACGTGGACGTTGACGAACTGGATAACCAGGACCTCATCACCTGGGCAGTCACCGGGATACCGACCATGTTCCTGTTTACCGACACCGGCATCCTCCTCGAACGGTTCGACGGAGCGACCCCGCCTGTTGTGATCGCGGCAAGGATCGCGAAGGCGAAAGAAAACCTCTCCCTGTAGTTGATACGCAACTGGACTTCGAGTTCCCATTGCCATAGTCTTGGGACTCGAAGTCCTGTTCGTTTCTAAGGAGAGTGCGTGACAGTAACAACCCTGGCCCGGACGAGTGACCTGATCACCTCGAAGATGGCGGCCAAGACGGTCCGGCCGAGCAGCATGATGTTCCGGCTGCTGGAGCAGTTCGCCAAGAAGTCTCAGTCGTCCGAGGAGGCGGCCACCAGCGCCAGCCTGCTTCATACCGGCTACTGGAAGCGGGTCTCCGACCTCGCCAACCAGGGCTGGGTCGAGGAGCGCCGCAAGCCGAACGGTGAGATCTTCACGACCATGAACTTCAGTGGTCGCCAGGCGACCGTCTGGAAGATCACCCCGTCCGGCCGCACGGCCCTGAAGGAGTACAAGGCCGCGATGAAGGCCAAGGCGAAGGCCGCCTGACCTTGGCCCTCAACACGGAGGCCGCTGCCCTCGCGGCCAAGATCAACAAGGAACTCGGTGAGGGTGCGGTCGTCGTAGCAGCGGAGATGCGGATCCCGAGGACGTTCACCTCGGGATCCCTGTCTCTGGACATCGCCCTCGGCGGTGGATGGCCGGGTAACCAGTGGGTCGAGATCATCGGTCGGGAATCCCACGGGAAGACGGCCGTCGTGCTCAAGACGATCGCGGCCAACCAAGCACTGGACCCGGAGTTCACCGCTCTGTGGGTGGCCGCCGAGCACTACGACAAGGATCAGGCTGCCGCACTCGGTGTCGACAACGACCGCGTGATCGTGGTTCCGACGCAGGACATGGTCATCGCCTACGACACCATGCTGAAGTTCGCCGAGTCACGCTCCGTCGACTGCATCGTCCTGGACTCCTACCCGGCGCTGATCGCGCCCGAGGAAGAGGCCAAGGACATGGACGAGGTCCAGGTCGCTCTCGGCGCGAGAGTCACCGGCAAGTTCTTCCGCAAGGCCGGGAGCGCCACGCGTCGGTCGACCACCGAGGAAGACCGTCCGATCCTCGGCATGATCATCAACCAGTACCGCGACAAGATCGGTGGCTTCTCGCCGGTTGGCACCCCGCAGACCACGCCTGGTGGGAACGCGAAGAACTATGCGTTCTACACGCGGGTCGAGGTCAAGCGGGACGAGTGGATCGAGGAGTCAGTACCCGGCAAGAACCTGAAGGTGAAGGTCGGTCAGACCATCAAGGTCAAGACCGTCAAGAACAAGCAGGCCCCGCCCCAGCAGGTCGCCGTACTCGACTTCTACTTCCGGGATGCCCCGCAGAACGGCTTCGATCGTGGGCAGTACGACACGGTCAAGGAACTGATCACGCTGGCGATCCTGTACGACGTCATCCAGCGCAAGGGCGCGTACTTCAACTTCGGCGAGAAGTACCGCTGGCAGGGCCGGGACTCGATGCTGCAGGGCATTCGGGAGGACCTTGACCTGCAGGAGGCCCTCGACGCCGAGGTCCGTCAGATCGCTCTCAGCCAAGGCCCACGGGAACTGGAAGAGGACGCAGTCGACGCGGCTGCCACGGCCGGTGTTCGCAAGGTCCAGCGTCGATCGACAGGAGAAGACGGTGGCCCGACTTCATAAGGACTCCCGTCGGCAAGAGGAGCGTGTTGCTTCTCGGTTCGGCGGGAGGAGAACCCCAGGCAGCGGTAACCAGTGGGACCGGAAGAACGACGTCCGGACCAGCGATTGGTCGTTCGAACTCAAGACCACCGGCAAGAAGCAGTACACGCTGAAGGCCTCGGAACTTGAGGACGGCGAGAAGCAGGCCCTGCTGGATGGCCGAAACTTTGCCTTCGGCATCGAGATGAACGGCCGCAACTGGGTCGTTCTGTCGGAGGACGACTTCGCCATGTTCATGGGGGAGCGGGACCGACTGATCACACTCGTTGACATGCTGCGCGCGAACCGGGCTGAGCCGAGGTACCCGGTGGCGAACTCGGCCGACTTGATTCAGCGTGCTCAGTTGAACGCGTTCGACATGGTGCTGCGGGTCCTCAGGGGGGAGAACCCAGATGGTACTTAAGTCGCGCGTACCGTCCCCGGACTGGGGGGCAGGGGAGGACCCGGACAAGGAAGCCAAGTGCCGGAAGTTCCCGCTGCCGAAGAACCACCAGATCGAGGACGACCCGTGGTTCCACGACATGGAGGAAGCCACT